TTTCAATAAGGGTCCTCGTCTCCCTCTCCTTCATTTGACCATGCAGAGTATCTCCATGCCCCCAATCGTTGGCTGTCTTCATTAATTCGAACCAAGACTTTGAGTTTCTCATGGGATATCAAGAGTCCTTCTTGTTAAATTAATGGTCTGCCCTTTAATATCTGATCTCATACGAATACCACGAAAACGGAGTCTATCCTTGATCCTATTTTGTTCTTCAGGTGAAAGTTCGTCGAAATTAGCGGGGATTACGTCTTGCGGCTCTTGAGCAAACGTCGGTGGAGTTACGAGATTATCATCTGGTCTTACATCCGGTTGCCATATGGAGTAAGTTCGATAGGTGCCATGTATTATAGCTAGAACAGTGGCATCACAATTTGCGGGTATGATAGGCATTGACGTAATCCCCTGCCTATGAATACGCCAAATTTACCGTTTTCCCTCTAAATGCAACCCAACCTAGAAGAAGGACTCAATATTTCAGTTAAAATTATGACACAAAACAAATATGTTTTGTATTATCATGTTAGATGCTTCATGTTCACAGGAGAAAAAAGATGGCATTTATGATTGATTTGACAGGTAAAAAATTTGGGAAATTATCGGTCATACGCAGGTCAAAAGATTTATTTCTTTCTGGAAAACCGTGTATTCGGTGGATGTGCATTTGTGACTGCGGAAAAGAAAAAGATATTTTAGGAACATCACTTAGAAACGGGGCAACTAAATCATGTGGATGTGCTCCTAGGAAAAAAGGTAGAGGAAAAGAAACTATAATTTGTGCAAAGTGTAATAAAAAATTCATAAAGAGGAGGTCAGATGCTAGAAAATATTGTTCAAAACTATGTCGGGTTTTGTCAACTACTGATGAATATACTCCCTTCAAACACTATTTTAGTAACATTACAGGAAGATCAAGGCACAAAAGAACAAAAACTAAAATAAGTTCAAACTTAACTATAAATGACCTGAAATCACAGTGGGAAAAACAGAGCGGCATATGTCCTTATACGGGAATTAAAATGACATTAAGTACTAGAAGAAAAAGAAACCCTTTACCCTATCAGGCTAGTATAGATAGAATTGACCATAAAAAAGGATACGATGTCGGGAACATACAGTTTGTGTCACTCATAGCCAACTATGCAAAAAATTCTTTTTCTTCAATGCAACTTATTGAGTTTTCAAATAGTGTTGCTACTTTTTTAAGGGACGAAACCAAATGAATAAACTTATTGATCTATCAGGGCAAAAGTTTGGGGAATATACTGTCTTATCCAGAGACAATGAAAAGAAATCGTCAATTACATATTGGAAAAGTGTTTGTTCTTGTGGAACGGTAAGAAGTTTACCGGGGGTGTGGCTAAGAAAAGGAACCATAAAATCCTGCGGTTGCAAGATGAAAAACAGAGTCACGACAGAATGTCTTAACTGCGGGAAAAAGATGGAATATAGAAAAAGCATTCTAAAAAAATGTTGTTGCTTTGCTTGCTCTGGGCAGTATAGGAGCAAATGTGCTAATCCATTTAATATATACATTAGAAGTATTGTTTCAAGAATAAAACATCATAAGCCAGATTGTGAAATAAGCTTAAACGCGAAAGACTTGGAGATTCAATGGGAAAAACAAGAAGGAAAATGTCCATTTACTGGCAAAAAAATGGTACACATGAGAAGGGAAAAACACGAAAAAAATCCATATCAAGCGAGTATTGATAGGATTAATCCTAAAATAGGGTATATAAATGGAAATATTCGTTTTATATCATTGATGGCTAATTATGCAAAACATTTATTCACTGATGCCGAAACAATAGAATTTTTTATTAATGTGTCTCTTTACCAAAAGCATCCGTAGAATTAGATGAGGAATATCTTTTTATTATCTTTCCTATTATCGGATTTCTTACTATGTCCGAATCTTCTAGCCTTAGAAAATCAATTCCTGAAATTCCAACCAGTCTTTCTTCTGCGTCTTCAAGTCCATTTTTGCCAGTAATATCACTCTGAGACATATCCCCATTAAAAATCATTTTGCTCCCGTTTCCAATTCTCGTCAATATTAGCAAAGTTTGCTGAATTGTTAGGTTTTGTGCCTCATCCACTATGATAAATGACTTATTCAAACTCCTTCCCCGTGCATAGACTAGAGGAAGAATATCTATCTTTTGTTCATAGAATAGATTCTTAATTTGAGATTTATCAATAAATACTTCCATATTGTCAATAATAGGTGCAGCCCAAGGTTGCATTTTTGATGAGATGTCGCCAGGAAGATACCCAATATGTTCTCCACATGCCTCTTTTGCTGGACGAAGGACTACTATTTTTTCATAAGCAGGGTGGCTTGACATAATTCCTTGTAAACCTATTCCTACTGCAACAGCAGTTTTCCCAGAACCTGCCGGTCCACTACAAAATACAATGTCATTGTTTTTAATAGATATAATGTATCTTTTTTGTCCAGTTGTTTTAGCTTCAACAACAACGTCTCTTTCTTTTGATTTGATATCAATGAAATTGTTCGAGTTTTTTGACAGTTCACGTCTTTTTTTCTTAGACAAGAGTTGTCTCCTTAATCGTCGGTTAAAATGTCTCCATATTGTTGAATTTCCAAAGGAATGCTATCGTAATCATGCCGATTCATGGATACCACATTCCCTTCTTTCAAAGACATCCTCAACCACTCAGGCGTCATTTCCAAAATAGCCGCCGTCTCGATCCAATTCTTCTTCGAGAACGGTATCTTCGTTATACCATTTTCCGTGACAACAACTGCCATAGCAGGGGGTTCTGACGGCTCATCTTTTCCGGCATTCAAAATTCTGTAAATCAAGTAAGTGTCAAATTTAACGAGCATTTTCTTTCCTAGGTTTCATCGAAGCAGGACCCCTTTTCTTGGGCTTCAGCTTCGCGGTTGGATCAACATTTCTCCATAGACGTGTCTTATCGTTATTGGGCGTGATTCTTTTATGCTTGTCAAGAATCATCTGTTGCTCAAGAGGCGAGGCTTCAAGGCTTTTCTGTGCTAAGACGCGGAACCAGTGGTTGGTGTTCATTGTTTGTATCCGTCGTAACAAGAAGTTTCCCATTCTGGAATAAGGATCTTATATTTACTAGCCATTTCGGAATAGTCTTTCTTCCCGAAAATTTCTATTATGATTTCAGGATACTGTGATTTTAAAGCATTTATTTTCTTTTTGTCCCTTTCGCACCTGACACAATTACAGGTCCATTCTTCAGAGCTTTCTGCGTGCCCTTTAATTTCTATCAATTTTCCATCAACTTCAAAATCACTAATATATACACAATCTAAAACTCCGTTTCGATTTATAGAAATATGGCTCTTCTCATAGATTATCTGTTTTTTATTGTAGATAAGAACTCTAGCAAAATTAGCTTCCCATGTACTTCTGAAATACATACCAAGGTCGGCTCTAAACCCAGACTTTGAACACGGAGGTTTTAATTCTCCACTGGCATACTTTTCTCTTAAAGTAGAAGCTATCTTATCTCTGGTTTCATCTGGCATGTTTGAATTATAAACAGATACCTTTTCTGCGATTCGTGCAACTCTTTCATCTGTTTCTTTTGTTAGCCCGATATTCCAAGCATCACGACCTATCCCAGCTTCGCTAATCTTAAGTCTTGCTTCTTTGGATACCTCATGTCCTATCATTTTTTGTGAAAGTAATACTTTGCTTTCGTCTGATAATGCAATTCCTGTTCTACCTGAAAAATTTCCGTTTTTCCAATTTTCTTTCGTGGCTTCAGATATTTTATTCGACCAAGTTATTTTTCTTCCTATCATTTTACTTCTCATTAATTCCCTGGAACTATTGCTAGTTAATTTTGCATCAGGAAATTTTTTTAAATAATCACTTATTGTCAGACCATGAATACATCTAAGGTGTGGGGGACTTATTTTCTTCATGTTTTTTAAACAAATCAAGCACGTCACAAAATCATTCATTAGCTTACCCCTGAAGAGAACAGGTATCTGAACCATCTGGAATTGTGACAAACTATGTCATTGGCAAAAAAATTCTCCGAAAAAGGCACTTCCATATCATACATTGGAACGGTTGTTCTTGTCTTGCTTATATAGGTAATTATTGACTCTACAACTTTTCCTTGTTTTAATATTCTAACACAATCTCCTAACTCTAAAGAGAAGGCTGGCTTGTATGATCCATTCGCAAAAACCAAATGTTCAGGACTGGAGTTAAGTTCCAAATCTTTAGATTTTATTCTTACGATCTTCTTTTTACCTGATCTCCAAACTTTAGAAGCAAGACAATATGCCTTTGATCGTCCCATATTAGACAAAACGTAAATCTTTTCTCCATCCATAGATCTTTCATACGCTTCTTTTATGGTGGACAACTTGTTAGTACCTATAAAAATATTAATCAATGTATCATAAGATAAACTACGACCACCTGGCAAAGTGTACTCGGGCTGTACTACACCCAAGGTATTGGGGTATCTTGCAATCTTGATAAGCTTAGCTGCTGTTGCAAATTCAGTTTCGTTGTTTTCCTTCAATGAATTCAGATTGCTGAATACGTCACCAATCTTATCTCTTCCACCAAAAATGGTGGATGGTTCTTGGAAATTCAAACAGAACATCAATCTTTTGATAGCGTTTTTGGCTGCTCCCATCATGAGAGCACCAACCCATATATCGGGGAAATTATTAAGCGTAAAATTGGTTCCAGGTGTCTGGTAGTTAATCTGAGCCAAAGCGTCTGAGAGGAATCTAATCATGTCATTCTGTGTGAAGAACCTGAAATTATAACTGGCTTGGATTCTGTCAGTTTCAGCCATTGGAGCAGTGAAGGTGATCATTCCGGATTCCATGTTTAATCCGAAGCCATCTGTAATAATTTCGTCATTTAGAAAAATGTCATGGTTTCCCAAATTCCATCTGGGCCAAGTAAGTTTGTAAATTGTTTTGCTGGCACTACGTCTGGCTGTTTCGTTATAGACTG